CGCCTGAGATGCATGTGGGTTTTGCTGACCCTTGTACGCATTGAGATCGTGGTACGAACTGTTCGAGTATTGTTGCATCCAACCACCGGACAATGGATTCACGCGACCGTCGACACGAGTCGTATCGGAACGAGCCGACGTAAGCATACCACCTTGATTGAGTGGACCCGCTCTGACGTTCATGCGACCTGGGTTGGCCGAACGGTTCGCCTTACCACGTCGCTCATCTGGGCGGAAACCATAACGGGCGAGTTCTTCGGGCGTGTACGACCTGCTTCCACCGATGGCGACCTCTGGCGACTCAAGATAACCGTGAGCATAACTGCTAACACCTGGTTGTGGCTGATTCGCGTACTGATATTGTTCCATGTTACCATCCTTCTTGTTACGAGTTGGATCTTGGGAGATGGTTTGCGCAGAGATGAATCTCTTCGCTGGGGCATTGCTAAGGGTATCGGTTCGTAGACCGGTTTGTGCTCGGTTGGTGGTTCGCTTAGTGCGTTCGTGGCTTCCACGTGGAGTGCGACCCGAGAATCCTTGTGATTTTCCGAGCGCCATTGGAAGACGGTCGGGCAAAAATGTAGTCGTTTCTGGTCGGTTATTACCTATGGCACCCGCGATACCACGTCGACCACCAGAAACATCGGCGGCGGGGCCAGTTCTGCCGGGCAAGGTAGTGAGCCTGTAAGCACCGACATTTTCTGGGTTCACACGCAAAAGTTGCTGGTAACCACCGTAACTTTCAACCGATGGGTCCACGCCCAAACCTGGACCAACGAGTCTCTTCTCCACTGGCGAGACGTTGTTCATTCGGTTGTAGTCATTCATTCGGTTTCGCATATTCAAAACCTCTTGTCCACTCGATCTCAATTGTGGTGCGACAATTCCCAAATTATCGACGGATGTCTTTACTGGCTTCAAATTTTCAATTGGGCGTTCTTTTACTGGCTCTATCTTATACGTTGGTTCGATCGTAGGAGTGCGAGCGGGAGCACCCTGTTCTGGTGTAAGAGTATAGGTTTCCTTGGGTTGACTCAACTTTCGACCCACATACACAAGACCTGCGATAGCTGCTACAGATATTGGATCAGCCATTCTTATTTCTTATTGATATTTTTATTTACGTATCTTTGGTTAAACATTCCATTTTGTATTTCGGATCGAGTACTCATTGGTTCGTAACTAATAGTACGAAGAGGCAACTTGCATTCCATGTTTTGCAATGGGAACAAATTTTGTTCGTACGTCTTCGCGAGAACTCTGTTAAATCTCGTTGTAGATTGGGGTCTGAGTTGATCGCTCGTTTCGATGAATTCCGCTGGAGCACCCTTTCCAGCCATGAATGGCGCCGTACCATACAACATGGTGTTTGGGCGACTCGAGCCATTATTCAACGTACTGGGCTGAGGGTACACAAACACTTCGTCCGTCGCGCAGTTCACTGGAACAGCTGGGTTCTCGACTATACTAAGACCTGGCTGCAACTGGTAAGCCATTTATTATTACATAAGATTTATTTATTTAGGCATGAGTAAAACCATGCATACCACTACGCTTGTCGCCACTTGGGTCAAGACCCGCAAAAGCATCGAGTTGAACTCCTCTCGCATTTGGGTTACACATGGTTCCATCCGACTTGCACATTGGGGCACCCTTCTTACCATACAATAATTCGGCAAATGCAGTTTGGTCACCTGGAACAGTGGTTACTGGACCGGAAACAAATTGACGGGAAAATGCATTTTGTTGGTATTTTGGAAGGGTCGCCCGAGAACGAGATTGACCATATTGAATGCTACCGGTGATAAAAGAGTCAACGTCCGCTTTCACGGTTTCTTGGCTACACGCTCGATACCTATTTGGTTCATCTCCCATGAGAACATTCGCCATTGGGTTATCACGGGTTGGTAACTGACACGAATTATTGACACCTTCGTAAAACTCGGTTCCACCGGTGGGACATTCCTTCACCATACCAGCCTTATCCATAACATAAAGAACACCCAACGCAGTTCCGGCCAATATAAAGATTCGCACGTCGCGCTTTATCAAGTAATGAATACACGCGGCGTAGATTATGAATCTCGAACCAGCATTCACGCGTTCCGCTGGGGATTGGGCACTCGATGGCCAAAATTCAAGTATCTTTTTATCATCAACGAGATGTTTAGGATCTCTAAACCAAGAGCTCATTTAATATATATCAGTTTTATTTTTTCAAGATACCCCCGAGCATCCCCTGCATGGTCTTCATAAGGGCGGCCTCGTCGATGCCACCGTCTTGACCTTCGAGCTTATCGGCGCATTCCTTCGCCACCTTTTCAATCATAGAAAGAGTGTCTTCTGGAATAGAACTGATGGTAGTCCCGAGCATGTACAACGTCTGAACGTATTGCCACACGGCATCCTTGGTCTGTTGAGACACAGACGCCCACTTCTCTTCGAGCTTCACATCCTTCAAGAAATCAAGATTCTTCGATTCGTTGAGAAAGAACGTGTCATCCTTCGCGGAAATCTTTTCGGCGAACGGCGTAACACTGGCCATGAACCCGTCGATCACGAGCCTTGGGTTGGACGTCCGCATAATTTCGAAGCCCGACATACACTTCTTGATACCCTTTTCTTCTGGAAACGTCTTGTGAAGTTCCGCAAGAAATTGGCCCATCATATCATTGAACGCAGTTACAGAACTCATGTTTACTGTAATCATTACTTACCTACTCTTTAAGCGAATGGTTCTGTTGATATGGTTTCCTTACCTCCTATACCATTTGATACTATGAAAAAAACGAGAATCGCATTTAAAAAAGCTGGTTTTGAATAGGCGCTCGCTGGGAGCTTTCCTTCGTTATTGAGCTTTGACTTGAGATGGATGTATCCAGCCGTGATTATACCCGCCACGATGGCGGCCCACGCTGGATCTCTTAAATAGTCTTCGAACTCCATTTAATTATAACCAACTTTTTTTGCACGGGTTTCTGATGCGTCTGGGAACAACACGTCATCATCTTCTTCCTCTTCTGGTGGTTGCCCGGTAGTGGAAATTGTCTTGAATTCATTATCGAATGGAGAGCTCTCTGTCTCCATTTGCTGTGGTTCGCCCATGGGTGGTCCAGCTTCGGCCATGGGTTCAGCTTCACCTTCGGCCATGGGTTCGGCTTCACCTTCGGCCATGGGTTCGGGTGGACCCATTTCTGGTTCCGCTGTGGGTTCTGGCTCTTGGTATTCGTCGACGAATTCTGGGTCTTCGGCGTCTTCCGCTTCGCCACCGACGTGTATGTCTTCAGATTCATTATTCATGTACGTTTGAAGTATTTGTTGAACTGGGATGAGTTCACGAACCGATGCTTCGATCACCACACTGATTCGCTGGAACAACTTTTCATCACGTGCGTGTTCATTTTGACTGTCGGTAAAGATGTATGGATCTTTGTAAATATCCTTGGCGATGTTATTGTAACACGTTTGAATGAAGGTTTCATTTGTGGGCAATTTAAGAGAAATCTTCTTGTTATCCTTACCGAGACGCACAGACGAAAGAATCTTTACGCAACTCACGAATACGGCGGCGAGAAGATCGTTAAACCAAGCACACCTGTTCGCGATGTTATCGGTGTGTTGCTTAGACATGCCCTCGTTCCAGTTGGGAACTTCTTTGAGAAGTTTTTGGAACATGATGAGAACTTTACGCCCCTTGGACATGGTGTACGCTTCTTCGAAAATTTTATCAAATGTCTCGATCATAACTGGACACATCAAATGGGACAATTGTCCCAAATATTCCCGCTTGGCTTCTACGAGCACATTGAGGTTATCCATTTATGATAGAGTGAAATTTTTTTACGTGCCTTTTCCCGCATTTCCCCTGTACTTATTCGCTACTTTCTTTAGGTTTACGAAAGATGGAAAATCTCCAAACTCTTCTGTGAGTATCTCTTCCTTGGGTTGTGGTGTTGATTTTTTCTTTGTTGTAGTCCATGATATGTATAATTCATGTTCACCCACGATACGCGTGATAAATCCACCTAGATCGAGTTGTCGTTTTATATAATGAAGAGCCTTAATTCTATCAAACGCTGGAAAACCAACTACAAACGATGGTATGGATACAAGTAGGAATTTGTTTCCGAATTCAGCACTTTGTCTAACTTTTTTTGATATCTGTTCGTATATTTTGACGTAAGTTTCCTTACGCAATTTATTACGTTTTTCAGCTATCTTTGATATCTCATTGACACTGATCATTAAATTACTCTAACGAAATATTTTCGGCGATTTTAGGGCGACCGTACATCTCGTCGGGAGTTCGTATTTTCTTTTCCACGAGTGGTGTGTTCTTGATGAAATTAATGTGATTCTCTCTGATTTTATCAAAGTCTTCAAATTCCCGGATTTCCTTATCAGTGGTAAATATGGTGTCAGACGCGGGTTTTTGTGTGTCGAGTGGCTGTGTTCTGAGAGACACGACAACCACGAGTGGCTTCGAATCGCTCACCTCTTTCATGTATTTCGCGATGATGACTTTAGTCACGTCAATCTCACCGGTCTGTTCGTCAACGAATTCTATGGGAACGTCCTTGAGTGTCTGGTTCAGATCACTTTGAGACACACCAAGCGTTCGCAGAGTGGCTTGCATGTTGAGATCGTTCCAGTTCACACTTTCGGGATCATTCATGATTCGGACGTCAGAGGACACAGCGAATGCAAATGGGAACCCATCGCGGTGCTTAAGAACCATAAAACGACACCTGTACACTTCATCACCAGTTTCACCGTGTTTATATTTACGAACTTCGTGTGTGTCTATGATGTAGGTGCACAAACCAGTGATTTCTTTTATACGTTTATTAACGGAAAGTACGATTTGTTCCATCACATTGTTCGAGACCTTCACGTTTTGGAGTTGTTCGTATTGACTGAGATCCAATACACCTTCATCTATTTCGGGTGCGGTTTGTTTAGGGGTAAACATCTCCGCCCTGGACATGAGGAAAAGAACGAGTATGACAACTATAAGCAATGGTACCCACTTGCGACTCATTATTACTATACCCTCACAAAAATTTTATGTGGTGCGTCCGTATGACTTAAAGTTTTTACACGTTTATTTCAATAGATGTCTCTCTTGATATATAGTCCAAAGTGTAGTCATAGTCTGGATATCATCGACTACATCAAGAGACGACCACAAATTTCCCAACTCGTCAACTATCATAACGTAAATACACAGGGTATACCTCCTCAATACGCACATAAAATAACACGCGTTCCAACCCTACTCACGAAGAATGGTAAATTTCTCGTCGGAAACGAAATCAAAAATTGGCTCGAGTCTCTCTTACCAAACAACGATATAGGCTCGTGCGATTTTGGTATGTGTTCCATGACGACACTCGATGGTGAAAACAATTCGGACATGTTTGGTCTCGATGATTATGGGCGTAGTTTACAGCCACCCATGACCGCTGAACTCGAAGAAAAGATAAACCGTGACGTATCACAGACCTATAGCAATAATATAAAGAATTAAAACGAAGGTTGGTCAGGTATAATGAAACTCGCTACCATACAGGCGAGTGCTATAAAATCCACGTTTGAGGTACTCAAAGATATACTCAATGACGTGAATGTGTATTTTAAGCCCGATGGGTTATATGTAACCACACTTGATACGGCTCGAACGTCACTCGTGGACATGTTTTTGTCTGCGGACAATTTCGAAGAGTATTCGTGTGAAACTGAGATTGTCGCGGGTATAAACGTGACGAATACGTTCAAGTTACTTAAATCTATTACAAACAATGATGTGTTGATGATGAGCATAGATTCAAGAGAATACATGAACATAGAAATTCATAATGAGACGAAGAAGACGTGCACTAAATTCGCTCTCAAGTTACTTGATATTAACGAAAACCAAATTGAGGTTCCGGATATGAATATGACGACTGTGACACCGATGCATTCGATTGATTTTCAACGAATTTGCCGAGACATGTACAACATAGGCACGGATATTGAAATCACGCGGAATGGTACCACATTCAGGCTCAAATGCGAAGGTGATTTCGCCAATCAAGAAACTGAAATTCAATGTACGGAAGAGAGTCCCAATATATCTGGTGTGTATTCCCTTCGGTACATGAACATTTTCACCAAAGCCACGAACATGTGTTCAACGGTACAAATCATGCAAGAAGAACTGAATAGGTTCCTCATACTCAAATACAATGTTGCTAATTTGGGTGATCTCAAGTTTTACCTTGCGACTAAATCACAGTCAGATCAGTAATGTTCCCTGTAATTGTACTCACGGTTTTTACCTGCCCAAATAAGTTTCGTAGTTTTATAGCTGGATACATAGTCTTTAGTGTATCCATATCGTAATATAACATATCGCTTATCTTCACATTTTCACCGTGAAAATCACCTCTTGGACCCGCGTATCGTTTAATTTTTCTGAGTATGTCTTTCACTGGTTTATCGTCCGCATCGACTAGATGCGCTGATACAATTGGTATGCTGAATACTATGTCCTTCGTTTCTTCGGGTGGCCATTCATGCCCTGTGTTATACGTCAAATACTTGTACAGTTTGTCACCGTACCAGTATTTGATTCTAATAATAGTTTTATTGACGTTTGTCGGTGGCATGTATCCCCTGTATGTCATGTCCTTTGTTTCGACATAATGTTCATCAAAAAGACCATCCCATTTTTTCGCTTCGTCCGCCCAGAACTCCCCTTCGATTAAATGTGGGTTTCTACCGTTTATGAAATACTCCATAGAGGAATGGAGTACCCTGTAGTTTGGTATTGACACGAAGTTATTATAAGTATCGTAAATCCATATGATTACGGTAGTTAAAAGATTGCGTAGCATTCTAACTAATTATATGGAGGGAAATTTTTTAAGTCGATATAACAACAAAATCGACACATGGAAAGACTCCATGGACCAAGATCCGACGAATCGGTCCGAATATGAACGTGAAATGTCGGATTATATCATACAATGTATGCCTTATATGAAACAATATACGGAAGAAATAGACGCTAAAGTGAGTACGGATAACGTCTTTAATTGTAAAATAACGACAGGTCTTAAGAGAAAGGATATATTCAATGAGTATTTATCAGATGTAGAAAATATGAACGTCGATAGAAAAATAGTTAAAAATCAAGATGTGTGTCCTACGTGTAATGAGAGTAATATATTTCATTTTCACGACACGAGCGAACTCGTGTGTGACGGATGCGGTGCCATCATAGCGACTCTCATAAGTGAAGAGCTCACGTATAGAGAAGAACAGGAAACATCCGAGAAGATTGTGAATTACTCGTATAAGCGCGAGAATCATTTTAACGAATGGTTATCTCAATTTCAGGCACAAGAAACGACGACGATTCCACAAGAGGTGATGGAACAGCTCAGAAATGAACTCAAAAAGCTGAAAATCAAGGCACTCGAAGAAATCACACACGCTCGAGTCCGTAGTCTTTTAAAAAAGCTCAAAATGAACAAATATTATGAACACGTACCCTACATTACAAACATATTGAGTGGTGTGAAACCACCGAATATGCCACAAGAACTTGAAGAGCGTCTTAGAATCATGTTCAAGGACATACAGAAACCATTCGACGATAATTGCCCTTCTAATCGTCGCAATTTCCTCTCCTATAGCTACGTGTTGTACAAATTTTGTGAACTTTTGAGTGAAGATTCGTATCTCCAATATTTTCCACTACTCAAAAGTAAAGAGAAATTATATCAACAAGATGTCATATGGAAAAGGATATGTCATGACCTACGGTGGGAGTTTATACCGACAATTTAAAGAAATAAGCTTTTTTATGTATAATGAACGAATACGAAAAATTTTGCATAGAAGAAGCAAAGTTTTACATGGATAAGGCCCATCACATTCTCAATGAAGAAATAAAAGACCCTAAAAAGTATTACGAAGAAACATTTGAAACCTATAAACACCTCACTCGAGTGTTCCCGTACATTCTAGCGATGCGATACACCGTACCTCTACAGAGCGATTCTGACACGGAGGAAAGTTTATCAGATACGCAGTCTTCAGTCCAGTCAGGCGAAGGTAGTTATGACCTTGAACCTCAGCCGACTCATTTAAGGTTTTGATCGTCTTGAACTCGAGCACGGTCTCGTTGTTTATGATGATATCTGCTCTCAGATTACCAATCACGTGTCCTTGGAATGGGATAGGAATGATCCTTTCCGATTCATATTGTATTCCTTTCGAGCGAAGGAGTACCTCCATAGCATTGTGATATACTCTCTCACTGTACCCAGGTCCCAGTTGAGAGTATATCTCCGTGGCGAGGTCTTCGATCATTATTTTTAAATGTTCCTTAGTTTTAAGTAATATGTGGACCCGGTGGCCATTCAAATATATTCGTATATCATCATCAAGATCAATGAGTTATTTGTGGGGTGAATGAATGCCTAAGTCAAATCACATCTAAAATTTAATACAAGGACCATGCGAAAACAACTCATTGAATTTATGAAAGCCCTCACTCGCACCGAATCAAAGAAACAACCACTCGGAAGGTGGTCACTCAAGACGTGCGACGAACTTTCGACGGGTGTAAACGCTGTGTACCAAAACAGAGACCATTGCGGGGATCTCATCTGTAAGACACCTAAAAAGGCCTCTGAGTATATCCTAAGTCGACGAGAGCA